TCGGGTGCCATCTCAGGTAATGGAGCTATGATCACCCCCCAGGGGAAGTGTGGTGGTACGCCTCGTACTCATGCCCGCAAAGCCTTGATATGCGGGACTTTCTAAAATTGAAGTGTCAAACACGAGTAAGAGTCCGCGATATAGCGCCGCTCCAGGATCGGATTTAAGACCCGGTATATAGCCCATTGCACCACGCGATCCCTAAAGGGTAGCGCCATTATCAGCCGCTTTTTTGGTTCGTAAACGAAAAACTCCCGGTACTGGCCGACCCGATATGTGCGCCAGATTAGCTCGTTCTGAATACTAATCAGGCTTTCTTCCAGGTTGCGCGTAAACTCCAACACCTCACGGCGGAATCGTTTGCCTTTCCGGGCCTCTTTGTATGCTGCCAGCAGGTTCTCGAAGTCGTAGATCTGCGAATAAAGATTCCCGTGGCGCTTAATTGCATTGTCCCCCTTTTGATAAGGGGCCGGGCGTGGCACCGTTCGCCCCGCAGGACTACTAACTACCTTCCCGGCAATTCAGTTTTTTGCCGGCCGCCTTGGCGGCGCGGTAAGGAAGAAGGCCCCTTTACCCCCTGCGCTCTGGAGGCTGGCCCGTGGGCCAACCCCTTCTGGCTGGCAGGGTAGAGCGGCGCGGAAGCCGATGTTCGTGTTCACGTTCGACCGGGCGTTGTTCAGGTTCAGGGCGAACACGCCGGCGTTGGAGCCGTTGTTCCAGTTGCCGCCACGCCTCGGCAAGCGCTATGGCCGTCCCCCCGGAATGCTACCGGCGGGCCGACTTCAGCCAGCCGCCGATCATTCGTCCGATCTCTGCATTCATCTTGCTCCAGTTCTCGTATTGGCGCAAGGGCAGGAACTGCAAGTCCTTCCCCAGCCTGACCAGGTATTTCAGCGTTTCCAGTTCCACGTCCGCCTCGTGGATCGCGGCCTGTTTGTGGTAGCGTTTGTTGGCCCTGACAACTGCCCGAACCAGTCCGAGCATGGCGTGCTTGGTCTCCGCCGCCAGTGTGTGCCTTTCGCTTCGCGGGTACTGCCGCAGACAGACATACCCGTATTGGGCCATGTCGTATGTCTTTTGCAAGATTTTCAGGTCTTCCATCAGCACCCCCAGGGGTTGGGGCGGGCTGTCGCCCGGCCGTCAGATTGCATAAAACAGAAGCCAGATTACAGCGAGACAAAAGCGGCGCGGAAGCCGACGCCCGTGTGCACGGTCGACCGGGCGTGGAGCAGGTTCAAGGCAAACACCCCCGCGTTGGAGCCGCTGTCCCAGTTACCGCCCCGGATCGGCAAGCGCTCTTCGTTATTCCGTACCCACAGGAAATCCCCACCGTGAGACGCGTCCAACCGGGCCAGGCCCAGGGCCTGCATGATCGTGGGGATGCTCACGCCGATCGCGGGGACAACGGTCTCAAGGGACTTGCTTACAGAGTTATCATTGGTCGTTTGGTATTCAACCACCGTATTGATCCGTACACCCGACGGGGTGGCCGTCTCGGCATCGTACTTCAACGTGTTGGCTGTGCCCGGGGTTACGAGGCTTCCGTCCTGCAGTATCGCCTTCCAGAGTGTGCTTGCCGCGCCCTGGTCGATGGCCTGCGCGGCATCGTTGTCCGGGATGATCTGGATTTCGCCGCCCACCAGGCGCAACCCGCCGACCCATTCTGTCACGTTGCCATTCAGGTCGAAGATCCCGCCGTTCGTTCCGTCGTGCGCCCACGTTACCGGGCCGGAGCCGGTGGCCACTCGTAGCGTCCTGAATTGGCCGCTGGTCTCCTTTGTGGTCTCGACGCCTTTTTCGTGCGCCGCTCCGTGGTCGGCGCCGTAATTGTTGTTGCCGCGAGGCATGAAGCCGTTCTTCTTGCACCAGAGCGCCAGCGCGGCCCACTCGGCATTGGTCATCAGGTGCCAGCCCTGGCCCTTGGCTTCGCAGCGCGCTTTCGCCGTGTCGAAGTTGATAGACGCCTGCGGATCTTTGAGCGGCAGGCTGTAGGCCCGGTCGTTGATGACGATGTTCTGGTATTTCGAGACGAAGATCTCATTCTTCTCGACGCCGGCGACGACAAACGCCGGATGGGTGGTGCTGGGGCCGCCGGTGATAACGTCGGAGATCTGGAATCTGGGAATGCGGACCATTATGGACGGCATGCCCTTGTCGTCGAAAAGGACTGTGTTTTTCCCGCCGCTCAGGGCCTCCACTGCAAGCTTCAAATCATCGAAATTCATTGATCAGCCCTCCTATAGCGCCCACAACGTGAGCTGTACTTTTGAGACATCGAATGCCCTTGGAACCAGCGCGACAGGGTTCTCCGGATCGCCCGTCTGCTCTTCGTCGTACCCCCTGGCGGGTATGTCGATTTCGGCAACATACATCCTGGAGGGGCCGACAACCAGCATGTCGTACTCGTTGGAGCACACGTCAATGTGGACCGGAAAGTCCCTCTCGTATTTGCTTAGATCAAGTGCCAGCTCACCGCCCCGAAAGGCCAGGACATCGCCCTGCAGCTCGTAGGCCACTTTGTCGCCCTGATTTTTCTCAACGGTTATCATTGATACATCCCTCCTTGAACGAAGTATTTAATGGTGACCGAGGTTGCGCTGCCCGCGAATTGGATCTTAAAGCCATTCAATGCTTTGTCGGTGATCCTGACTTCGCCGACCATGCCCTGGGCAGCCAGCACCTCGGTTAGTACCCGGTAGTTCAGTGTGTCCCTAGACTTCGCCAGGGCCACGGTCTGGACCGAGTTGTTGAAGGGGTATACCTGGTTGTTTGTGAGGGTGACTTGTCCGATCTCCCCCTCCAGGTCGCTCAAGAGCCTCTTGTGCTGCAGCATCTGCTGGCCAAGCACGTCCAGCTCGGCACCGCCGCCGAATATCCCCTCCTCGATATTGTTGAAGTTGGTCGCGGACTGGGGGGTGCCTTGCTGTATCACGGTCTGCCCGTCGACCACGTGGTCTTTCCAATAGGTCCTGTTGTATGGCCGCACGCTCTACACCTCCTGTATCAAGAATGAGAACCTGACCAAGACTCCCTGGATGGCGTCTTTCGCGATGCTGATATCGGCTCTATCAGCGAACAGCTCGTTGCCGACATCGAAAAGTTGACACCTGTTGACGGTCCCGGCGGCAGTGTGGTCAATCAGCAGGTACACGTACACTTTGTCGCCTTCAATAACAACTTCGTGGATGGGGACGGTGTAAAACGTGCTCCCGACCTGGTATCTGCCGTAACTGACTGTCCGCCGTATAAATTCCCTAAATTTGCCCAGCGCCGTCGGTGTGAGCAATGCAACCACCTCCTCTTATTAATGTTCAGGCCCGCCGCGCCGTTGAATTGGGCAGCTACGGATAAGTACCGCAAAACAGGGTCCCGCAGGGCGGGTAATCAAACCTGTAGCTGTTGAATTGGGCAGCAATGTTCAGACCCGACGCCAGGATTTTGCCTATAGTAGCCGGCCGGGGATGTACGCCGGCCAGCGGGTAGTTGAACACATACCGCTCCCAGCCCGTGGCAATGCCCAGGACCGACGCCAAGATCTTACCGATGGTCGCGATCCTGGGGTGCAAGCCGCACAAGAGCGTATTGCAAGGTATGTACGGGAACAGGTACCCCTTGAGGTCGATTTTGACCGTCAGCTCGCTTGCGCCGATCTCAACAACAATCATATTAAGACCGATGTGCGCGGGCTTAATCTCCTCCAGCACAACTCGTACATCCGCTAGGTTAAGTGATGCATTTAATAACTGCACAAACTTAACCGTGAAGCTGTACGCGGCCGGTGTCTGTACGACCTCGACCGTGCCGCCGAAGATTTCAGCGATCCTCTTTATGAAGTTAACTGTTGCCATGTTCGGTTGGCCCAGCCTGCTCAAAACTGTACTTCGGCGTTGGTTTAGCGGCTTGCCAACAAAAGAGCTGAGGCCCAGCTCTTGCTCCCAAAGATCGAGGCCCCAGGTGGCCGTGTTGACGAAGAATTGATCCAGGATCTCCTCGATACCCTGCTTGAGGCTGTCCAGCTCTACCCCGGACGCCTGCATAATGGACTTGAAAACCCGCGACGCCTGGTAGTAGCGCGGGCAATGCGAGAGCATCTCCTTCCCGCGCTCAGAGGTGAGCATGTCACTACTCATTGAGCATCACCGTCCCCGGGACGGCTACCTCACCGGCGGCGACCGCTACGTTCGCGGTGCCACCGTTAAGCAACAGATCTGAATAATCCTGCACACCCGCGACGTCAAGCAGTAAACTGCCCATTTTGCTGTAGCGTATTGTGCGATCTTCGTTTTCACGAAAAGCGATTTCCTTGAAGTGGGATGCCAGGGCCCATTCGTAATCGGCCCGGATGCCGGCCAGGCTCCGTGTGCCGTCGTGAATTACCATAGCCGTCACGGCGATGCTGACGCTCTCCGCGGCCGACACCGTGACTGTGGCCCCGATTGGGGCTTTCCCTTCGCCAAGAGCCGGGCCGGGGTCTATGTACGCCTGGACCGCGTCGACCAGGGCCTGGGTGGCCGGCAGTTTGTCGGCGCCCAGAAGGGCTACTTTCACAGTGCCGTTACCGGCCCATAGCGGCACTACCTGAACCCCACCCACTCCGGGAACTTCCAGAGCCCAGCGCTTGTAATCGGCCTTATTGCCCGATGCTCCTGGCTCCCGCCGTTGGACAAGGTATCTGCCTAACAGTGAGGAATCGCTCTCAGCGTTAGCCCCGCCGCTGGTAGGGGCTGCGTTGGTCACCGTAGTCACGCCGTTCACAGGTACTACAAATAGGCTGATTTTGCTGGCCGCTACGTTACCGCCGGCACCGGCTTCACGGGCTGCGATATTCACAGTAATGGTGCCGCCGGAGGGTATCTCCGCATCTTGCGTGGTGACAAACCCCACGGCGGCCACGCCCAGGATCTCATCGGCGGTGGTTGACAGCGCCGTCCCGGCCTGAACGATAGTTCCCGGAATGCCGGTAAATGTGACCTGACCGGAAGCCTTGACCGCGGGACGGGGGGATAAGCCGGCCTCCTGGGCTCGCAGCACCAGGTAGGGGCCGAATGTGGTTGCAGCAAACCCCCGGGCCAGGTAGATGCCCATATCAACCTTCATCTGGGCAATCTCGGACGCCACGGGCGCCAGGGCATCCCAAATGTAAGACCCCTCGGACTTATCAATATCGTCCGGAATTCGGGCCAGCATCCGCTGCAGGATCGCGCTTTCAGTTTCTTCATCCAAAAAGTCCGGCATGGTCGTCATCCCGTCACCGCCCTTGATCCCAGAGTTATAGTCCCACCGCGCGCGGTGGTCACGTCGAAGGTGAAGTACACCGCGTCACCGTCCCAAGCGAACCGGAAATTCTCCACTGAGGCCGTGCGCGGGTTGACCTTCAGGGCCTCGGTGACCATTCGCTTGATTTCGCTTTCATTTCCTGAGCGGGTGAGGTTTCGGCGGATCAGGTCCTCGAATTCCTGGCCGTAGTTGCGGCCGTAAATGAGGTGACGGTGCCGGGGCGTCAGTAACGCTTTGTTGCACCATTCCAGGTACGCATGCAGTTCACCCGCCGGCGCCACGGCGCCCGTTGGGGTCAGCATGAAGTCGCCGGCGTCGAAATCGAAGCACCAGGAGCGGGGGAAAGGGACCTGCGGTCTGGCGCCGGCCGACGATTCTGGTTCGTATGTCGGCTCCGCTGTGGGGAAAAGGCCCATGTCAGCTCACCACCTTGGCGATCACTACATAGTCCTGGCCGCCGTGGATTGGGGCGACCAGCACCCGGTCGCCGGATTTGAGCCCGGCCCGGAAATCAACGCGCACACCCGGGATCTCGATCTCTGCAAAGTCAAACCTCGTGAGTTCGCTGGTCGAGGCCCCGGGTTCCGGATTGCCGTTTTCGTCCACCGGGCTGGTCATGGTGCCGATTTTCGCATGCGCCGGCAGGTGCAGGGTCACCGTCCAGTCGGCCACCAGGTAGTCCTTGATCTCGTGCTTAAAGCCGTCCAGCTTGAGGCCCGAAGCCCTGATTGTGCCGAGTTCCAGGGGGACGCCCTGGAGGGCGGCGGCCGCCTGGCCGGCCGCCTGGCCCTGGATTATCCCCGCGATCTCTTTGTATGGATTCTCCATTACCGCATCAGCCTCCGCCGCACCAGGGCCAAGGGAGCCAGCTCCACACGCATCCGGCCCGGGCTGCCCAGCTCGTGCCGCACGGCCCATACTATGTAATCCGTATTCACTCCGCCCGGGCTGTAAAGCCGGACGGCGTCACCGGCCCGGATGGTGTTGATGTCGATGCCTGCAATCGGGAAAACCTCGTCGATACCCCACAGCTCCTGCAGTGCGGCCGTCTTGGCCTGGCTGGCGGTCGTGATCTCGGGGTCGCGAATCAATCTTTGGATGGTGCCGTATTTGTCGGTGTCTTTTTTCTCAAGGGCCAGTACCGGCGAGCGGGCCTCGCCTTCGGCCTGGCCAAGGACCTTGACCTGGGTGACAGTGTTTTCAAGTGATCGCTCCTGGCCCAGTTCTTCGATATTCACCGCCGGCTCCAGCACCCACACGGGTTGATTCCGGCCGACCTCGACCAGGTTCAGCTGTTTCCCCACCATCCGGGGACGGTAAGGCTTGCCGCCCTTTTTGATGGTCTCGGCCAGTGAGCTGTCGATGATTTGATACAATGCGTTACTCCGGAACACCCCCTTGGCCAGGGGCACACCGGTGTCGGCCACTGTCCCGAGAGGGACATTCCAGTCCTGGACGATCTTGCGTATCCGCGCCGTAGCCGTCAGCCCGGCGGGGAAGAGGTATTCCTCTTCGCTCTTGAGATAGATGGCCCGGTCGTAGATGGTCAGGGTAAGCTGTTTGACTCCCTTGGTACGAGAGCTGACGCGCCAAATCACGCCGTCCACAAAGACGTGCATCGGGCCGCCGCCAAAGGGCTCACCGGAGAGTCTTATGGCCAGCCCCGGACCGATGGGGGGGAAGCCCTTTACGACGTTGACGTCAACCGTCACGCGGACCGCGATCTCGTCAAGGCTTTCCTCGATGACCGGGGCCGGGCCCAGCAGATCGCCAAGGTACCATTTGTCCTGTAAAACCAGCTCGTAAGCCAGGTTCCCGACAGTTACACTCATCAGGGCATCACCAACTGTTGGCCGGGTGTGATCAAGTTGGGGTCCGGGCCGATGACACCGCGGTTGGCCTCGTAGATCTGTTTCCATTTGGCGCCGTCACCAAGCTGCATCTTGGCGATTTGCCACAGGCTGTCTCCGGCCTTGACCGTGTAGACCTTCGGCGCCGGCTTGGTATCCGGCCGGTCGGCCACCATGCTTACTCCGCTTACTCCCGCGACCAGGCCGAAACCGATCTCGGCGGCGGTCCGCACTTTGATTTCCTGCCATGTCCGGAGAACGATGTCAAAATAGATGTCACCCGGGGCGCCGCCGATGATTTGGTTATTGAACGATACGATGTGGACCAGGTCGTTGATCGTGCTGTCGGTTACAATGAACCGTAAGGGCTGCTTCGCCTTGCGCCAGGCCTCCAGCTGCTTGGCGGCCGTGACCGGATCAGGGATGTCCGGATACTGGCAGTATACGTCATACTCATAAGGCAAAAAGGAAGAGAACCGGATTTCGGCTCTCTTGTCGCCCCAGGGAAAGTCCACCTCGCCTATGTTTGTTATTTCTATTGTCTCTTTCAGTATCTCGGTTCCTACCGAGATCTCCTCGGGATTGACCGGGAACCGAAAGGCGGTGTCTTCTTTGGGGTTGATCAGGTATAGATCCACGGCCTCCACCCCCAAAAAGGTCTGCCCATATTTACATCAGTCCCGCTTGTTTGCGTTCCACCAGGTTTTAAGCATGTCTTTGACGCTGGTTGACTCGCCCTCATCGTCAGGTTTTTCTTGGCTGCGGCCTTTTTGAATGTCATTCCAGCAATCCACAATCCATTCTCGCAGGACACTAAGAAGGCTCAATGCAACCAGGAAGAACGCCACCGGCCACAAAAATGGGAAATTCATCGCCATCAGAATGGCCATTATGGCAAGTAGTAAATCCACAATCGCACGCACGGATCAAAACACCTCCTGAAGCCCGTATAATTATCCAAAAGGCGCTGATCTCCTTCCACTTACTTCCTCAAGTTGAACAAGGTATCGCGTATGTTTTTCGCTATTACAGCCGCGACACCTTCGGCGACTTCATCCACGTCGCCGGCGTTTTTGACCTCGACGGTTTGCTGTACGGCACCATCGAGGTAGATGTTGATCACAGTGCCGCCACCGGCAACGCCGGCCGCAGCAAGCGGCATGCCCAGGCGCCGACCGGCATCCGCCCACAGTCCCAGCGCCCGGCTGCGGAAGCGGCCCGAGAGAGGTATTATCGCTTCAGGGCCGGCTTCGGCCACCAGACCTATGTGGGGCCTTGTGAGGATCCCGCCTCCAGCGTGACGGGCAGCAGGTTCGAGCTTGTATTTATCTCCTAACCACTGACTGGGAGGGTTGGTCATATCCTCTCTCCGTTGACGACCCTCTTCGCTTAGCGCTTCCCGTTTGCGCTCATGATAGTAATGCGCCTGGCGGAAAGGTTCCAAGATAACGGTGCCGCCACCGGCAACGCCGGCCGCAGCAAGCGGCACGCCCAGGCGCGCACCGGCATCCGCCCACAACCCCAGCGCCCGGCCCCGGAAGCGTTCCGACAGAGGGATGATTGCTTCAGGACCAGCCTCGGCCACCAGGCCCAGGTGCGGCCGCGCAAAAATGCCGCCGAGCGCATGTTTGGCTGGTCCGATAGTGCCACCTC